GGCAGTCTAAAAGGTGGCTTCTGTGTTTATCCTTGCTTTTATCTATTTCGTTCAGGTCGTTTACTTCAACGTACTTTAAATCCTCGATAAGATACGTGCAAGAGGGATCAATATTTAATGGGAAGTTTTGAAGAATGGAATTAAGTAAAACCCTCGAATCACTTACTGCCGGATTAACTGAGGGGGTTTTAATTTGCGAATCGGCTAACCATAATTTCTCCTTAATAACCTTATAGTAATTCAAGTTCCCTATGGTCATTGCATTGCTTGCCCTTCCGGTTGCATCCCCTGTTACCGAAAATACCGCTGTTGGGTATTTGGCTTTGATTACATCGCATAACTCATAGATATTCGAGTTACTCAGCCTAAATTCATTCAGCACATTTATATTGCCGTATTCATCTTGAGCAGCTAAACAGGTTATGGGATCAATGTTAAAGTCAAAGGATAACATAACAGGGTACTGAGGCATGAATGTAACCTCTTTGACTGTTTTGCTTTCAACAAAAGCATAGGCAAAAGGCTTGTGAGTTAAATCAACATCCTCAGCCATGTATTCACATCTAAATACTAAATCATCTAATTGTGCTTTTGCAGCGTCAACTTCCGATTTCTTAATATACGGATTGTCATAAGTTGTATAACGAAATGAAGCCCAATCTGCAAACTTCTTTTCGTTTTCAAACAGTTTCTTAAAATACGTTTTACCAAATTGAGGTGTAGAGAAAAACCACGCATCCCCTTCAAAGTCTGCTAATGTTGGTCTGATGGTCTGATTCCATGCCGTTTCAAATTTGCCTGACTTTTCGCATTCGTCAACTATTGCACGTTTGTATTTGCGCCCCCTTCCTGAATCGGGATCTTCCATACTCCAAAAGTCTATTTTACCGGAGGTTAGCAAAGTAATCTGTTTAACTGATTCGTTTATACTTCTTGTTACAGGCTTCAAAATATACTTCATTGATTGCCAAACTTCGTAAAGGTCTTTGTACGTTGGTGTAAAATAGCCAACCGGGTAACCTTGCAACATCGTTTCTACTGCTAACTCCTGAGTTAATTCTGTTTTCCCAAACCTTCTACCGCACTTGATAACATTAAACCTCTTTGACTTAGCTAATATTTCCCGCTGCGCTTGGTGAAGATTCCTCAAACGTACTTTGACTTTCTCCTCTATCAATTTCTATGATTAGTTTCTTTTCTGAATCGTCAACTATCTCGGTTCTGGCTTGCTTTGGCCTAAAATACTCAACTACTTTCAGCCATGAATCTAAAAGTTTTTCACCTTCTAAGGTTTGCATGTACTCTTGAATCCTATCTAAATTGCCATCAATAACAGCCCTACCAAACGCCTCCCATTCTTCTGTTTTCTTATTTGGAGTTCCGGCTTGCCGACCTCCTGTTTTAAAACCTAATGCCATCTAATTTAATCTACTTTAGATTTTTAACCTTTGTTTTTAGCCTCTTTTTGGGCTTTGACATTTTCTTTACTTGCATTCCCAATAGGTATAACAACTTTTTAAAGCTCCGCAACTGCCATCTGTTTTCTTGCCATCTAAAGACTCCCAACCTTCACAAACTTCTTTACTTTGTAATACTTTGGTCATCTCCTGACCTGTTGATTTAATTCGCTCGTAATAGATTTCTTTGCAGGTTTTACAGGTTTGTACTTCGTCTTTCTTGCACCCGAAAAGAAGCACCATTAAAAGCATTAAGAATCCAGCGACTACTACATAATACCATGCGCTGATTTCCTTTTTAGCCCTTCCGGGAGTTACCATAAGTTTTTCTAAATCTTTCATAGGTTTTGCAAATTTAAGAGTTTTATTTTGATTTTAAAAGAGTTTTATAGTGGTTAATCATTTCCTGGAGTTCAAAGGTTGACAGTTTTACGGTCTGATGCCTTTTTAATTGCAGTTTTTCAGCCGTTCCATTGCCGTATTTTTTGTCTATTTCTTTTGCGAATAAGAACTGCTCCCCACCTCTAAATCCGTTACATCGTTTACATTGAAGGGCGCAATTCTTCTCATCCCATCTTACCGACTTCTCGGCTCTTGAAACAAAGTGACCACAATCAGCCTCCTTCCAATGTCCATGCCAATTACAGGTAATACACTTGCCAATACCGGCATGATTTGAATCTCTTTGCCTGATGTACTCGGAAAACACTTTATCGAGTGCCTTGATGTAGCTTGAAAGCGTTTTCTGCTTCATCTTTTGTTTTATACCTTGAGAGCGTTGTGTATTGGTTGCCATGTCCTTTCTTAATTCTGACTATCCAGAATGATCCAAGTTTAATAACACCATCTTTCCTTTGTTTTATCGGGTATCTCATTCGATTACTTCCTGGTTTGTTATAGTAAACTTTCCCGAGTGCTTTCTTACTTTCTGATAGTCATTTGAGAACTCTACGTTATGATCGAAGTTATCAATATATAATTTCACCGCTTCAATAAATTTATCCCTTGTATCTGGACTTGCCACCTGAGATATTAAAAATTCACCCTTGCCCATATTATACAAATATACAAAAACTTTTTGAATGTACTCTACTTCCATTCGAGCGACTTTGTTAACTTTTCAACTTCGGCCTGTAGTTCAATAATTCTCATTCTTTCACTTTGGAGTTCTTTCTGTAAATATACATTTTTCTGATCAGTATAATATTCCTGAAAGTAAAAAGAATCAAACATCTTATAAACTTCAATCAGACTATCAATGCGCTCAATAGCTTTATCAATTATTTCTTTCGATACGTTTCGCTTTCGCATATCAATAACTACCGATTGCATCTCGATTATTATTAATTCAAACTCGAATAATGTTTTAAGTGGCTTTTCCATTAAAATTCGTATGTTGGTATAATTGTTTGTATTGGTTGCTCTTTTTTTGCGAAGGTTTTTTCTAATCCGTTTCGTTCATAATACCTTCCAGAATATTGATCGTAAAATAAAACGACCTTGCCTAATCTCCCTACTCCTTTAGGTTTGTATTTTTGCACTATAAAATGCACTTCGTTTTCTAAATACGGTTGACCCTGCTCATCGAGCGATCCGGCAATAGGCCGCCAGATACAAACTAAATTCATAGCCTTGCGATGCCACGCCAAACCACCGCTTATTTGTCTTGGTGATGGTGGAGGATAAAATGTTTTGCCATCTTTTAAAATCGGTTGTTGGGCGGCTGAGTGGGTTATAATTACATTATGCCTGTTGTTTTTTCTTGCTTCTGTTCTAATAAATCCTAATTTATTTTCGATATACAAATCCTGGCGCATGTCATCAAAGTTGTGTTTTAATTCATTGAACGGATCACAACAGGTAGTATCTATTTTCTTATCTGTGTATTTCTCAATCTCTTTTACCTTATCAAAAAATCCTTCGATGGTTAAATCTTCTTCGTTATCAATCACGTAAAAGTATTCCCCTATAAAATCTTTGGCCGATAGCATTTCAGTTTCAGACATGTGGCCTGGAATATTTTTATAAAAAGGTTTTCGACAGTATTTTGAAATTAACTCAGCATAAATTTCAGAGGGGCTGCCGGATTCTGGAGTATAGATTGCGTGTCTCATCCCATAAAACTCTGAAAGATTCATAAGCATTTCAAACCATATCTCAGTTTTACCTGAAAATGGAGAGCCGTAAATGTAAGTAGTTGATTGAGGTTTAAATGAATAATAATCATGCAAAGACGGGAATCCTAAATATTTCCCTTTAGTAATTCCATTCTCAAAAAGAGAATCTATTTTAGTGCTTACGTCTTTGAGTAGTTTCATATACAGCCTTCCTGTGGGTTATATATTGGATATGTTGGTTGTTTAGGTTGTGCTATTTCATCATTCCATCTTTCGTTATTAAGATAGGTTAATGGATGTGGCTGGTATTGTTTATCGGCTATTGATTTCAAAAATTCAGGCAAGGTTTCAAATATCTTATCCTTTTCTAATTGTTTTAGGTTATTCCATTTTTTAAGGCATTTATTTTTACCACCTACTTTTTTATCATATAAATCCCAAAACCTTAAAAACCCATATAAATCATTTTTCTTATCTTTTTCTTCTTCTTTTTCTTCTTCTTTTTCTTCTTCTTCTTGCGATTGAGTATCCATACTCTTTACATACTCTATCAATAGAGTATCTTTCACATGGCTAAACTCT